CTGGGCCATGGCGGCGTCGAGGTCGGCGTCGAGGGTCTTGTCGAAATCGTTCATTGCGTCGGTCCTTTCGGGTGGGTGTCGCGGTAGTAGTTGAACAGCAGCCGCCTGAGCGACCGGCACATCTCGTCGGCGGCGCGGCGGCGCTCGATCTGCGTGTCGTAGCTGCCGGTGATCGTCAGGAAGTTGATCGTCTCGATGATGGTGAACAGCGCGGCGTTGAAATTGCCCTCCTCGGGCAGCCCGTTGTCGTCGCAGAACTGCTTGGCCTCGCGGCCGATCGCCAGCACGAAGGCCTGGCCGATCGAGCCCAGCTCGCGGCTCTGTTCGAAGCTAATGCGGCCGTCCGTGCCGGCGCTCATCGCGGCAGTCCTCGGGTGACGCGGGCCTGCTGGCGCTCAAACAGCCCCTTGTCGCAATTGCCGACCTCGTAGGCATGGTGTTCCCAGCGCGGGAAACCGGGATATTCGCTATGTCGGCCAAGCAATTGCAGCCGTTGACTGCAGCTTGGGCAGCAATAATCATAGTCGCGTGTCGTCTTGGCGGCACTGGCGGCTGTCACCAGGTCACCCTCGGGTGTGATCGCAAATGGGTTACGCATAAGACCTCCATTCATAGAGGTGTAGCATGCCATCCACAGCAGCAAGCAGCAAGCCCGATCCCAAGCGACCGGCGAAATCCGGCAAGAGCCGGCAGCAGCAATGGCTGCCGCGCCACGACGTGTTCGCCGAGGCGATCGTCAGCGGTCGGACCATCAAGGACGCCTTCACCCTGGCCACCGGCAAGCCGGGCGGGGCGGGCGGCTCGACGGCGCAGAGCTGGCTCGACTGGTCGCTGATGAAGGCCCGAATCACGGTGCTCAGGGCGGAGCGGCTCAACCGCCTGGCGCTCGATCGCGACCAGGTGATCTTGAACCTGATGGATGTCTACTCCAACGCCATGCGCGCCGACCAGTACATGGCCGCGACCCGGGCGATGGATCAGGTGGCCAAACTGCTCGACCTCTACCCGACCGAAAAGTCGCAGATGGAGGTGCATCTGATCGCCAAGCCGGCGACCGAGCCCGGCGCCACCGTCGAGCTCTCGGTCGAGGACTGGAAAGAGCAGTTCTCGCCGCGCGAGATCACCCAGCAATGACCAAGGCCAAGCCGATCAGGATCCAGCAGCGGTTCATCCCGCAGCCGGGGCCGCAAATGGCCTACCTCAAATGCCCGTGCGACGTGGTCGTCTATGGCGGCGCCAGAGGCGGCGGCAAGACCTTCTCGGCGCTCGGCGAGTTCTGGATCCACGCCGAAATGTGGGGCGAGGACGCCCGCGGGCTGATGATCCGCAAGACCCGCGAGGATCTCAAGGACACGATCGCCACCGCCGAGCGGATGTACGGCAACGCCGCCCGCTACCAGGAGAAGGGCGCCTTCTTCAAGTTCGCCAACGGTGCCCGGCTCTACTGCGCCTACCTCGAAAACGACGGCGACGCCGAGCATTACCAAGGCTGGAGCCTGACCCGGGTCTATGTCGAGGAATTGACACAATTTGCCTCGCCGACGCCGGTTTTCCGGCTGCTTGGTTCGCTGCGCAGCTCGAAGGGCATCCGCTGCCAGATGCGCTGCACCTGCAACCCCGGCGGCCCCGGCCATTTGTGGGTCAAGCAGTGGATCGTCGATCACGGCCCATATCGGATTATTACCGACGACGAGACGGGCCTCACCCGCACCTTCATCCCGGCGCTGCTGACCGACAACCCGGCGCTGTTGAAGTCCGATCCGAACTACATCAACCGGCTGAAGGCGGTCGGCAGCCCGCAGCTCGTCAAGGCTTGGCTCGAAGGCGACTGGAGCGTCATCGAGGGCGCCTTTTTCGAGGAGTGGAGCGCCGCCCGGCACGTCATCGAGCCATTCCAGATCCCCTGGCACTGGATCTGCTTCCGGGCGATGGATTGGGGCTCGGCGGTGCCGTTCTCGGTCGGCTGGTATGCGGTGGTCCAGGACGACATCTGGATCGGCGGCCGGCGGCTGCCGCGCTTCGCCATCGTCCGCTACCGGGAATGGTATGGCTGGAACGGCAAGCAGCCGAATGTCGGCCTCAAACTGACGGCCGAAGAGGTCGCCAAGGGCATTGTTTCACGTGAAACGTCGCCGCACGGCAAGCGCGAGGAAGTCCGCTACGGGGTACTCGATCCCTCGGCCTTCAATGTCGTCGCCGGCCCGTCGATCGCCGAAACCATGGGCCGCCACGGCGTCATCTTCCGCCGCGCCGACAACACCCGGGTGACCAAGGACCGGCGGATGGGCGGCTGGGACCAGGTCCGCAACCGGCTGAAGGGCGACGCCGACGGCGATCCGATGGTGTTCGTGTTCTCGACCGGCCGCAACCTGATCCGCACCCTGCCGGTGATGCAGCACGACGAGCACAACGCCGAGGATCTGGATTCTGACATGGAGGATCACGCCGCCGACGAGCTGCGCTATGCCTGCATGTCTCGACCCTACCGGGCATCCGTGTTATCGAAAGTCGATAGTAATCCCCTGCTGGTTGCCAACGCGTTCCGTCACCACGAGCTGGGGGATTGATGCTTGCCTGACAATCGCGACGTGCTGGCGCAGATGATGGCGCTGAAGCAGCCGCCGCCCGGTGGCCTCGGCGCCCCGGCGCCGACCATGCGCCCGCCGGGCGATGCGATGGTCGACAGCCCGGTGATCGGCGACTGGGCGCCCAACCGGAACGCCCCGTTCGCCGGCCTCGAAGGCTGGGACTGGAAGAACCCCAATCTGCCGCCGATGGCGACCGGCCAGATCAGGAACCAGGGCCCCGAGAACCTGTCGCCGGCCGATCTCGACATGGCCAGGAACCTCTACAAGCGGTTCTACGAGCCCTATGAGGGCATGCCCAACCAGCCGGTCGACATCAACAATCCTGCCCTGTGGGCGCAGATCCAGCGGGATAGCCGCTGATGGCCCGCGACCCGGCAATCGACACCCCCGACGTGCGCGAGAGCGGCTCGGCCGAGGCGGGCAAGCCCGACGAGATCGACATCCGCCTGCAGACCCCGGCCAACAAAAGCCCGGCCGAGGCCGACGAGTACGGCGATGTCGACGGTGTCGACACCGAATACTGGATCGGCTGCATGGAGGATGCCGAGCGCGCCGAGCAGAATTGGCGTTCACGGGCGCGTGACATCGTCCAGATCTACCGCAACGAAGGCGCCACCGGAAAGAAGGGCAAGGCTGCCGGCGGCCCGGTCTACATGAACATCCTCTTTGCCAATACTGAGGTGATGCTCCCGGCCATTTTTACCAAGCCACCGCAGCCGGTGGTGCGTAGCCGGTTTACGAAGATCACCCAGCCGATGGTGCCGCCGCCGGGGCTCCTCCCGCCCGGGGCGGCACCACCTGGTGCGCCACCGATGATTCCTCCAGGTGCGCCACCCCCGGGCATGCCGATCGAGGGCGGCATGCCTGGAGCCCCGCCGCCTGGTCTGCCTGTTGGGCCGGCGGCGGGCGGCTCGCCGATTCCTGGTGGGACGTTCCCCCCGCCTGGGATGCCGCCAGCTCCATTGGGGCCCGCGCCGCAGCCTGCTCCAATGGATGCTGGTGCGCCCCTGGTCGGGCCTGGTGCGCCGCCGATCGGGCCCGAGCTGAGCCTGCCAGGCGCTCCGCCGATCCAAGATGCTGGCCCGCCGCCGCCGCCGGCACCGTTCGGCGCGCTGCCCGGTGCGCCACCGCCGCCGATGCCCGGGCTGCCGCAAGCGGCGCCTAACCGGCCGCCGCAGGAGGCGATCGAATCCGCCGCCTCGATCATGGAGAAAGTCCTCGAAATCGTGGTCGAGGACGAGCACAGCAACGATTCGATCAAGCTGGCGATCAAGGACATGCTCTTGCCCGGCCGCGGCGTTTGCCGGGTCAGGTGGAAGCCGCAGATGGAAACCAAGCCGGTCGAAGACCCGGTGATGGGCGGCCAGCTCTCGCTGCCTGACGGCACGCCGCAGACCGAGGATGTCAAGATTTGGGAGGAGGTCGGCGACGAGTATGTGTTTTGGGAGGATCTGCTGGTCGATCCGGTGCGCCAGGCGGCTGACACCGAGTGGATCGCGTTTAGGCATTTGTTCACCGAAAAGCAGCTCGAAGCCGAGTTCGGCGGCAGCCCGCAATACGAGGCGCTGAAGGCCGGCGGCAAGATCACCGACATCATCAAGTGGACCGAGGAGTCGGCCGGCAAGAGTCCGGTCGGCGGCGGTGCGCCGATGCGCTCGGCCGAGAAGCTCGGCGGTCACATCAAGAAAGCGATGGTGTGGGAGATTTGGTCGCGCCGCACCCGCGAGATCATCTGGTTCATCCGCGAGGTTTCCGGCATCGTGCTGCGCGTCGATCCCGACAGCCTGCAGCTCAACGGCTTCTACCCGATTCCGGTGCCGATGTTGTCCGTCAGGACCAGCGACACCCGGATCCCGCGGCCGTTCTACGACCTCTACGCTCGGCTGGCCGCCGACCTCGATGAGGTGTCGGAGCGGATTGCGGCGCTGACCCGGCAAATCAAGGTCCGCGGCGGCTACAATTCAGCCTCGAAAGAGGTCGCTCAGATCCTGCGCGCCGAGGACGGAAAAATGATCCCCGTCGATGGCGTGGATATGCTCACCGGAGGGTTGCAAAATCACATCTGGTTGGTTCCGGTCGACATCTGGATGAATGCTCTCGACAAGCTGATCATCGCTCGCGAGCAGTACAAGATGAGCATCTACGAGATCATGGGGATCTCGGACATCATGCGCGGCGCCACCAAGGCCAGCGAGACGGCCACGGCGCAGCGCATCAAGGGCTCGATGGGCGTCAACCGGCTCGAAGACGCCAAGGGCCAGGCTGACAATTT